CCCCAAAGAGCGAGCCAGCTGTTTTTAAACAGCTGGCATTTTTTCATTAGTCACTTTCTTGACCTCGATAAAAACTGTCGAAGTCGTTATCTTCTTCATACTTCTTGTATTCTTCGCATTTTACGAAGAGATCTGTCAACTCATCTATTTGTATCTGATCGTGTAAATTTTCAACTTTGTCTAGTGCTATCTCAATATCGTATACTACTTGTCTAGATAGTTTGTACTGTTCTTCCCACATATCTAGTGTTAAATTGTAATCTTCGTCTCTGATATCCACTACTTTGCCTATATCTCTCTTCTCCCACTTTGATATTAAAAACTCCTCTACTTTTGTTGGATCCACTTCTTTGCCTAATCTTATTAGCGTCAATGCATATTTTTCGAATATTGGCAACTTTCTGGCCCATCTTAGAATCCCTACTCCTTCCATGTAGGCTAGCTTCCTAAGTTCCTCTTGTATTATGTCTTTTCTATTAGTGTTCGTTCTTACTGCCAGTGTGAATGGTACTGTTTGTACGAACCGTTTGATCTTCCTCATCCATCGCATGCTACCATCACTTCTCCATATCCCATCTCTTGAGCAAAAATCTATAAACTTTGTATCTAACGCATCTTTGTACCAATGTCCTAAGCCTTGTGTTTGATCGACTGTTTGTGCAAACAGGCAATTCCAGTTCTCTTTCATTTTAGCTACTAAACTTTTCCTTATGATTATCAAGAAATCATCCCCTAATACTATTTTTCCATAGTCTCCGACTTTGTATATTTCCGCGTGTATGTCTATATATACTTCTTTGAACCCGCATATATGTGATAATAGCCATGTCAACCTTTTAGAATTTCTTTCGGTGTTTCCTAGAGTTGTGTCGTTTGACCCTGTCCCTTGCTTACCATATAGTTTATATCTGATATCACCATACGAGAAAATTGTCATTTTATGGTTTGATATGCCTGTTAATTGATTGAAAAATTCATCCGGCATTTTTGACCATTCTGGATCTATCTTATTGAAAAACTGTTTCATTAGATGTAAATCTGTGCCCATTCTCTCCTCGTATGATTGTGTGGCATCGTTTTGCGACAAGTCCCCATTAATAATTATCCAATCTGGTACATGTTTTGTTATTACTTCTACCATGGTCGCTGTGTCTTGCCAAGTTTGTCCCATTGTCATAGAATAATCGTAATGGCCTATTATCTTCGTTAGATAGTATATGTAGTTGTAGTAGAATTTGTTTAGATTATCTGCTTGTTGAATTGCCCTAGGCCTACCTTCTTTCTCTACTATTATGTTCAATTCATCTGTTTTTACTGAATCTTCATACGTTTGTGGTTTCATAACTTGGTTGGAACCATTTTTAAGATATTCTGCTACGAATTGCTTTACATAAGCCTTAGCATTTTGTAACCATTCTTCCACCGTAGGTTTTTCCGATTGATAGTCTAGTCTAGCCATGTATGTTGGTATCACCGTTTTTCTATACCATGTGATATAATTTTCCATCATTTGTTCGTCATACTTGGGTACTGGTCCGTTCAGTCTACACAGTGCTAAGTAATTATTCGTGCAACATCTATGAAATTGTTGTGGGTACAAACCGAAATTTGGCCCTTTCGTTTTTATATTTCTGTCT